ATGTATAAAATAAAAAATACGAGACTCATTTCTGAATCCCGTATTTCCATTTACACAAAATATTTTATAGTGCCTTTACTGAATAATAAAAGAATATCATTTACTGTTTTCAATATTTGCTCTGATTTGTTTCAAAATCAGAAACGGCCCTCCCATCTTATAGTTCCCTAAGTTTTGTTTTGCTTGCATGATACAGCTTTCAATAGTAAGTTTCAAATTCGGGGTAAAAGCCGCTTTGTTAATCTGCATTTCTTTTGGAAGTTCATTAGCATGGTTATTGAACCATACGATCATTTCATTCAATTCCTCTTCGGAATAAGATTCTTTTTTTTCAGCCATAATACATAAGTTGATGTTAATAGTGTGCAAAGATAAAGGAACATATAATTCATGGGTTATCTTTTAACAGAAATATTATCAAAATAAAACCGTCCCTACTTATCACAAGCCGGAACGGTTCAGATTAGTTATGTTTTGACAATCTACTTCACATTTTATTGAACAAAATACCAATGGATTTGTTCAAAGGGATTTGCCTATTTCTAAAAATATTTGTTGTCACATTATTACGTATTACAAAAAAGGAGGGCATCGTGCATCACGAGCCCCCAAAACTTTTATTATGAGATTGGCTTCTACTCCAAAATCACAGGGCAAAGATAGTGAAAATTCTATTCTTGCCTGCTGAATATATAATTCTATTGGAAAATTGTATTTTTTGCTATATAAATTTCGATAACAATTGTATAAAAAAAACACTCCGACTCATCACGAGCCAGAGTATTCAACTTATGAATTTCAAGTTTTATTATGAGGAATCATTATTACGCCAATGTTTTTTTTCGCCAACAGCGCAACAATAATCAGTACGGTTACACAAACACAGGCAAAACCGAATTGTTCATGGAAATAAAAAAACTTCCCGACTTATCACAAGCAGGGAAGTCTTAATCATAAATTTAAAGTCTTATTATAAGAAATCGTTTCCACGTTGTCGCCTGACCACCGCCAGTACGATAACAACAAGAACTGCCCCACTAACACATGCCAGAACTATTTGTTCAAGCAATTTGGATTCTCTTTTATCCTTCATCACTTCAGTGTACTCTTTCTCATGGATATCGGAAGAGCATTTCTTGTCGGCATTGAGTTTGATAGTATCGTTTATAACTGTTTTCTTGTCTTTTGCCTGATTGAAATTTCCCTCTATTTGCCCATCTGCCAGTAACGGAGGTTTCCCGGTCAGGCTATCGGGCGGTTTTCGGGTATCATAGATACAGAAATCAATCACATAGTTACTATTAGTAGTAATGAGTTCGCTCAAAGAGGTACTTGATCCGTGTACGATGTTGACAGATTCACTGGCGCTATCTTTGCTGATTACTTCTACATCGGACTTGACAGATTTATGCGAGCTGCCACATGATCCGAACAGCAGAAGTAACACTACTGCAACAAATATCCAGAAATATATCCTCTGTTTCATAATCTCAGTTTTTAGACATAAAAAAAGCAGTAAAACCGTTGGGAATTACCGCTTAATGTTAAATAGTTACTTTATTTTGCGTTTTTGAATATTTAATTTTATCTTTGCGCCATGAAGATAGCCCTTGATACATTGAAAGGCTACGTTGACCGTAGCTCACTAGTGTAGATGTATGGGGGTTATCTTTTTTTTGCACCTTTAGATTGGTTCATATCCCTATTATAGTTGCTAGGTTTAAAACTCCAATGGCTATATGGATAGTCCCATCTATCAGATGGGTAAGAAATACCTGTGCTTTCTCCTATATTGAAATTAGGGCGTAATATCCTTATTCTTTTACTTATACGCTTAAAAAGAAGTTCTTTTAATTTGGTTCTATTTCCTCTTTTATTCGTTATCGGGTCTTTGATTTTATGTTTATTGTTTAATCTAAAGCAAATAGAGCCTAATACCAAGTCCATTAATTGAAGTGGTATATGTTTTTTTGAATTAACTTCTTGAATATCTCCATATCGTAATTTTATTTTTGCTTTCTTAAAACCTGAATCATTATTCAGTCTATACAAGTATTCTTCAAATTTGGCTTTATCTGGTCCTTTCATTGGAATGTCGTCAATAAACAATTTCAATGTTATGTCTTCTTTTGTCTGATTAGAATATTGCAATCCAAAAGAATGTTTTATAAACTGATAATATAAAAACGAGAATCCATTGCGTTTGTGCTCACTCGTTAATCCTACTGGGACGTATTGATTATTTCTAAAGAATATACGAATCTTTATTAAGTCGTTTTCGAGCAAATCAAATATGAAATCAACCAGTGAACAATATTTTTCATACGTATACTGATTCACTTTCTGCCACTTGATTTCTTCGTTGGTAAGCCCCAATTCTTCAACTTTGTATTTCATCATCTGCAATACATTGCCGAAATCCTTAGATTTTATAAGAATACCTCCATAGAAATTTGAGTAGAACTCTCCTTCCTTATCACTTTCGTCAAACCATATATAGTACGTCATACTTTTACATATATTATTTTGCAAAGAAAACAAATTACTGCTATACTATATATGAATCTCTGTTTTTTAACAATTAAATCGGTAATTCCAACAAGTCAAAGAACGCTTTTGATTAAACAATTATCTTACACAATCTCAATCGTTATACTCTCACCCTTTCTCTGCGCATCCTTAACTAGCACGTTGAGTCTGTCGGATGTGTAGCGTGATTCGGTCAGCCGTCCGACTTTCGTGTTTTTTCCCACAAGAATGCAGCCGGAAGAATCATCAGCCGTGTTGCCAGGATGAATGAGGATGCCTTCGAATGCCGGTACATTCAGCAGTCTCGGCAGATTGCGTCCGAATTTAGGTGACCAGTTGAACACTACCTTGTATTCACCATAAGGGATGGCTGTCTTTCCGGGTACTTTCCTTTCCCTGTTCAGATCACGGACAGTGTCTTCCAACGTGTTACAGAAGAATTTTCCGTCCACATACAACCGCCCGACAGTATAGCCGGGCTTTTTCCATAATCTCTCAACTTTTAGTTTCATTTTTTTTCCTCCTTCTTGTTTTCATTATCAAACAATATCTGAGCCATGATCTTGGCGATATCATCCTTGTTCTCGATGATCACACTCATAGTCTTTTCTGCTTTGCGCAACTCCGCTTTTTCCCATGATTTTTCACGAACTGATTTAAACTCACAGAAAATGCAGTAACCCGTCCAAATCATTGAAAAAACAGGAAAGGGGATAACCACACAGCATAACAGATCAATGAAGCACAACTCTATAAATGGAGTGAAATACTTCTTCGCCTTGACTGCTGTTTTCTTATACCCCGTGGATGTTCTTGCCTCCCCGCGTTGTTTGGCCTTCATTATCCCTGAGACCAGATCTACAAACATTGCACCGATAGTGGCTGCGATACACAGGGCTATCAGTACAATGTGTATCATCATATGCTCATTAATAAAATTGTAAATTACGTCTTTCATTACTTTGTCTTGATTATAAAATATATTGTTTCAAAGATATGTCTATTTACTTGCGTCATTGTTGCAGAATTACTTAAATCCATTGCCACGATATGACAACAAAAAAAGAGCCTGATGACAATATTTATTGCCATCAAGCTCCTGGTTACATTGCAAAGATAGTGAAAACTATTCCATATTCAATCCATATTGAAAAAAATAATCAGGAGCAATATTTCGATTATCCGAAGAAATTAAAGAGTCACAATATTAATAGAAAACAAATAGGATTCATGAAATCTACCGGTTGTTTATAAAACCAGATGTTCTCAAGCCTTTATCGGGAAACATTTTTACTTTTCTTTTTCCCTTTTGAACGTTTTTCAAGTCACGCACAATGGTGCTGGAAAGTACCTCCGAATAAATCTGTGTGGTCTTTACGGAAGTATGTCCGAGCAGCTTCTGGACTGTTGTAATCGGAACACCTTGATGCACCAGCAGGGTGGCACAGGTATGACGGCTCACATGGTAGGTTATCCGCTTTTTGATACCACACAATCCGGCCAGCTTTCGAAGCTGCTTATTCACTTCCGAGTTACAAGGCAAAGCGGCAAAACTTCCGATATCCGGATAACGGTCAAGAATGCCCAATGCCCTGCTTTCAAACAGCAGATGCAACGGCAGACGGATTTCCACCCCTGTCTTGACGGATTTGAAGTACAGCCACCGCTTGCCGTTTATCCTAATGAAATTCTCAGGTGTGAGCTGGCAGAAGTCAGAATAGCGCAATCCGGTATAACAGCAGAACAGGAAGGCATCGAGCACATGGCGCATGGATTCCTCTTCCACCTCGACCGTTTCCAGCTTCTTCAGCTCGTCCGGGGTAAGAAACTCATGTCTGCCTTTCTCCTGTTTGATTTTGTACTTTCTGAACGGATAAGCGTCGGCGTGCATATATCCCTGGTTGATTGCCTCATTGACCAAGGTACGGAGTTGTCTCATGTGCTTGGCTATCGTATTGACCGCATTGCCTTTTTCTCTTAAGTATTGCTCAAAATCACGAAGGAATGTATAGGTAAGGTCCTTGAAGTCCAATCCGGAACGGAAATCATGCAGGACCGCCAGTGTAGAGTGCAGGTTGTCCTTGGTGGACTGCTTCTTGTCCGAATTGTCAATGGCTGATTTGGCGAAAG